CCCTTCCAAAATTCCCCCCTAAGTACTCTTCCTATCCCAGAAGCTGCCAATCAACCATTCAGACTAGCAACTGAATGTTCCAAGTAAAGCTGCCTCCTTTATCACGAAGGAAACATGTTCTAAGCTTACATGGGCAGGGTTCCTCCCAACCTCAGGGAGGGTGTTTGTTGCTTTCACACCAAAGCATCCCCCAGACCAAGTCTGTTGTAACCTTCCTCTGGTAGTCGCCTGAACTCACGCACAAAGAAGCAATTAGGAAATGTAATCTCTAAGTACCTAATGAAAATTAGAATGCCTAACCTAGGCGGAAATGGGGCCGCAACTAAGTCCACGACTTTTAAGAATCTCGACTCTGTTTTCTCTGCTATCTCCTTCTTAGCTAACTACGTCGCTATCAAGAATGTCAGCGCTTTACTGACTGCCTTAAACATCTCGTTTCAGCGTATCACTTATATGGTTTCAGTTAATGCCACAGCTACTATCTCCGAGTTAAAACGACTTCGTCTTGCTTATGTACTTTGGATTAGAGGTGGTCCGGAGCCTTCCGTCTCTCCAGAGGCTACAAACGAAGAACCGGAGAGCGTTGTGATAGGAGCAGCTTCTACTGAGTCCCAGACTAATCTCTCATTCTTGGCGGAAGAGCACTTACTAGGTACCATTTGTATACAAAGTCTTATAGATCTGCGGAAACAGGTGGTATCAGAAGCAGCCTCGGTACCAGTGCTTTGGTTCTACGATGTTATAGTAATTGGGTTCCTTGATATAAACCGTGTTATTAACATGCCTATAACTTGGGACTTCACTTCTATTATCTCCCCTCCTACTTCTAAGTATCATAAGGAGTTTATTGAGAACTGGAGGGTACTGGAGCATAATAAACTTGTTGTTGCTGGAAAGAAACCTGGTAACCTCCTCTCTGAGGCCAAGATGACTGAGAATCTTGTTTCTCATCTTCCTTCCCTCCTTCCTAGACTAAATTGGACCCCTACTAGACTAGCTGCTCTATACAAAAGACATTGTAGAGCCCAGAAATTCTACATATCTAATACTGCTGGGCCAAACGGACCAGCTACTTGGACAGCCTACTCAGATGCAATAGCTATTATAAACAATAAGAAGGTCCTTGCAGCACTTATCAAATTTGTTAACCTTTCCGGTTTAAAACGTTTCCTTAAGAAATTAATAAGAACTGTGGAATTACGTGCTGTGGACGGAACTCCTATAGAGGGTCTAAAACTAGGTAAACTCATCACTTTTGCTGAATGGGGTGGTAAAACCCGCACAGTTGCCAGTGTAGATTACTGGACTCAAGTAATACTTACCCCCTTACACGAGACTCTTTTCGAAGTCCTTAAGTCAATCGAGATGGATGCAACGTTTGATCAGAGGGCAGCATCTGAGGTAGTACGAAAGTGGACAGCTAATGAGAAATCAGAGCTGTACTCCTTTGACCTCACGGCCGCGACCGACCGATTGCCTCGTGAGCTCCAGGCCGAAGTATTAAATAATATATTTGGACTAGAGGGCGTGGGAACTGCATGGATGGAGATACTATCCAATCGTGAGTATTATTCTGACGACGGTAATTTCTATACTTATGGTACTGGTCTGCCTATGGGCTCGAAGAGTAACTGGGCAATGCTAGCTTTCACACACCATTTAATAGTTCAAAGAGCTGCTGAGATTGCCAAATTAGATTCTTTTACAGCTTACCGTATCTGTGGCGACGATGTTGTAATCAACTCAACTGCTGTCGCAAAACAGTACAGAAAGTTAATGGAGTACTACGGTCTAACTATCAATGAGTCCAAAAGTATCCTTCATGTATCAGGCCTAGCCCCTGCCGCAGAGTTCTGCAAAAGGGTCTTCATCAAGGGGTCTGAGTACACTTGTCTCCCAACCAAATTAATCGCGAAGACTGTTATGAATGGTCGCCTTCTCCCTCAACTCCAAAATGAGGTCACATCTCGAAATCTGGCTCTTCCCGAGTCAACCCTTTACACATGGCTCGGGGCCTTAGTCGATAGCAAATCTCACTCTTTCTTAGCTATGCTTAACAAGTTACCTCAGTCTATTACGGGTCTAAGTTCTACTATCCAGTTACCAGCTTCATGTCCAAATCTTTCTGAATGGTGGAAACCGACTCATGAGCTAACTGAGAATGACATGGTCCAAGGCTATACTTATGTAGCAGCAGTAGAGCAGCTTAAGAGGTTAGATTCTTTACTACGGCAAACAGCTATAGTAAATGATACTATTGCATCAGCAATGAAATCTAACTACAACTTAGATCTAGATACTTTTGCTTGGACTAAGGAAGTTGAGAACAAAGAGTTACTCAACACGTTACTCGAATTTAGAACTGATTTATCTGTATCACATCCTATCGTAGAAGCAGCACAAGCTGAAGCAATCCGAATCTCGCTACTGCTAACCAAACTTAGTAACGCTGAGATGACTGTCGAGTCAGCCGCGCGTGCGCAAGTTCTTGATATGTTCCGTAATGCCTTGTCCTCTATGTGGCAAGACAAAGAGGGGGCTCTGGCCCAGGCAGACCGTACTCTTATAACTCGTGTCCTAGATCTACTCGAAGAGAGATTCACTTCATTATCTGAAGGTATGGAGCCATCGGCTATCAGAGCCGCTCTTACAAACACTTTCTCTACTCGTCTTACTCACCTTGAAAGAAACTGGGTAGTAAGATGGCACGTAGGTTCTAATGTAACAATCAACACTATGAAATCTCGGGTTGTTGGGTCAACAGTAACTGCTACTAACAATGCCGAGACTAATGCCGCTTCGCTTCCTATACATCGTAAAGACCGTAATTAACAAAATTCCCCCCCTCCCCCGGACCTTTGGTCCCCCCTGGGCTTGTTAAGGGCCCAGTTCTAAAGGCTCTAGTTCTCCTTCGCCCAGGGGATCGGGAGGGCCTTCGGCGTCCGAAGAAGAGGGGCCCTACCCGAGAATCTGGATTCCCTATAGCCATTGAGACATCGTTGTTAGACAGAGGTCCTATAAAGACACATTCCGATGCC